CTATAGAGACTGGGAGTTTGAGATTCTGAAGTGTCCATCAACGCTTTCCACCCATGGGTGGAATCACAACGAGGAGTAACACAATGTCTATTCAATTATCGAAGCCCAAGAGTCTGATCGACCTGTCCACCTGCGCGGTGTTGGTCAACGTGCGAACGTCCGTGTGGACTGGCGTACAGACCGATGACGAGGTGAGCAACGAGATCACCACAATGAAAAACGCCGATTCTGAATCGGGCAAGTTCGCCAAGCGTTTGCTTGCCGGTGACCGGGAACACAAGAAACTAGTCAACCACCGCCAGACCGTACGCAACTGGGTCAAGCGGCGCACGTTCCCATGGGCAGGGCAGTGGAACATCTTGCCTGTCGTGACGCTGCCGCAGTTCATGGAGGAGTACAAAGCACTTGATAAAGAGCGCGAGGAGTTGCTTGAAGCGTTCTTACAGTCATATCCCAACAAGGTCAGCGACATGGCGTTCAAACTCAACGGGATGTTTCGCCGTGAGGACTACCCCACTGCCGATGAACTGCGCGACAAGTTCACCATGACTTTGTATACGGCAGAGGTGCCGCAGGGTGACTTCCGTGTGCAGATTGCCCACGACCTTGCCGATGACTTGACCAATCACTTCAACAAGCAAGCCCAGTCCACCATCGACAACATGCTCAACCAACAAATACACCAACTGGTCGATGTCATGCGGTCGATATCACACACGTGCGGCGAGAACGTGGTCGAGCGTGAGGACGGTTCGCTCAAGGTCAGTCGCGGTCGCTTGCATACTGAAACACTCAAGAAAGCATTGCAGTACTGCGACACGTTTAAGCAGTTCAATCCTGCAGGGGACTCTCGCTTGGATGCCATACGCAATGATCTAGAGCGAGTTTTGGTCAACGTGGACATGGACGAGTTGAAGAAGAACGACTCGACCCGTGCCTATGTGAAAGCGGAGGTCGATGACATCCTGTCGAAGTTTGGGTTTGGTCAATAACACTTTCCACCCATGGGTGGAATCATTAACACGAGGAACTACACATGTCTAAATCAGCGACGATCAACATCACCCCATCCGTTGACATCAACGAAGCCGCACGGCTCATTGAGTTGACTGGCGAGACAGTGACGTACGTCATCCAGTCAAGCCCCGGACAGGGCAAGACATCCATCTTGAAGTTGCTTGCCGAGCGCAACGGCGACAAGTGGCGCAGTCCCAAGCACAAGTACCCCGACGATAAGCGCGAGTATGTCTACATCGACGGCGGTACGCTGCGTGAGAACGATCTGACAATGTATATGCCAGACCGTGAGACGAAGACGATGGAGCAGTATCCGACTGCGCTCATCGACTTCAACGACCCGCGACCCAAGGTCATCATGATTGACGAGATGCTCAAACTGCCCAAGTTGTTGAAGCCGCTCATCACTCGACTGATTCTTGAACGGTACTTGGGTGACAAGCCGCTGCCAGACGGGAGCATTGTGTTCGGTACGTCGAACTACGTCAGCGACGGGGTGAATGACACTATCGAAGCGCACGTGGGCAATCGACTGGGCTTGCTCAACATGCGCGGCCCCACGGTGAAGCAGTGGGTGGCGTGGGCAACGGACAACGGTATCAGTGCCTTGACCCGTGCGTGGTGTTCGCTCAATGCGTCAGCGTTTGCGTCATACAAGACTGAGGACGTATCGGGCAACCCGTATGTGTTCAACCCGCGCTCGACCAATGTGTCGTTCGTATCGCCCCGTTCGTTGGAGAAAAACGACGCTGTTGTAAAAACATGGCAGGTGCTTGGACTTGACGTAGCCAAAGCAGCGATGTGCGGCATCGTCGGTCAAGCCGCAGCAGAGTCCATGGCTGCGTTCCTCAACATGGAGAGTGATCTGGTTAGGCCATCCGACATATTCAAAAACCCTGACGCAGTTCGCATACCGGAGAAACCCGCTGCGCTCTTTATGACGATGTTCAATCTGGTCGATGCCATCACGACCAACGACGAGATGACGAGTGCGATGCAGTTTGTACAACGTGCGACAACGAAGGAGTTGCAGTCGATCTTTGTGTCGATGATCTACGCTCCGCGCTTGCACAAGTTGGGCAAGAACAACGCAACGGTCAGCGCGTTTGTGAAAGTCAATCCCGAATTACTGGTTTGATCACGAGGTGCAATCATGCAAGAAGCCATTAAGAAACTAGAAAAGGCAACGGTTGATCTGATCCGTCACCCAGAGACATCTGCGTATGCCGGTGTGTTGGTGATGGGCAAGACGACTGTGGTCGATAACGTACCGACTGCGTGTACCGATGGTGTCAACGAGCGATATGGCGAAGCGTTCCTTAACTCGCTCATGCTGCCAGAGGTGCGCGGTCTCAAGTTGCACGAGGGCTTGCACAAAGTCTTCAAGCACACGGTGCGTGGTCTGCCGTATTGGAAGAAGAATCCGAAACTCGCCAACATCGCGGCAGATTACGTAGTCAATGATGTGATCATGAACATCAAGGACAAGGAGTTCATCAAGTTACCGAAAGGTGGCTTGTACGACCCCAAGTTCCACAACTGGTCATTCCCCGAAATCTACCGGGCACTTGAGCAGGAGGAAGAACAAGGCGGGGGTGGTGGCGGTGGCGGCACTGGACGAGGTGAGCCGCTTGACGATCATGACATGAGCAATGCTGAACAGATGTCGGCAGAGGAGATGAAAGAGTATGTCGAGCAAGTCAACGAGGCAATCCACCAAGGCGGCTTGTTGGCATCGCGTTTCGGCCAGAAGTTACCCCGTTCGATCACCGAGACATTGCAGCCCGAGATCGACTGGACGACCGCCCTGCGTGAGTTTGTATCTAGCATTGCTCAAGGCAACGACGATCACACTTACCGCAAGTTCGATAAGCGACTGATCATCGATGACATCATCAATCCCGGTGTCATCAGCGAGAAGGTGGGTGACATCGTGGTGGCGATTGATACGTCGGGCAGTATCGGCGGGTCGTTGCTCAACGAGTTTGCGACTGAACTGCAAGCATTGTGTGAGCAGGTCTCGCCCGATGCACTGCGCGTGATGTGGTGGGACACGAAGGTGCGTAGCGAGCAGGTGTTCACGCCAGAGATGTTCAACGATATCTCCAAGTTGCTCAAGCCAGCGGGCGGTGGCGGCACCGAGGTCTCATGCGTGAGCAGTTACATGGTCGAGCGTAACTACAAAGCCGACTGCATGATCGTGTTCACGGATGGTCATGTCGAGGACGATGTGAAGTGGGATGTGATGTGCCCGACGTTGTGGCTCGTCACAAGTAATCGTGGGTTCACGCCGCCCCGTGGCGGCAAGATGGTCAAAGTAAAGGAGGTGTGAGATGAGCAGCGTTGAATTTACTTGGAATAACAGGGTGATCCGCTTTGTCGATCCGTGGGGTGACGTTTGCTACTTCTTTGCAGAGGTGACCTACGACGATAACGGCAAGGTCGATGGGTACTCGCAAGAGGTGTGCTTGGTAGGCGATGACATGGAAGAGTTGCATCGGGTACTGGAACGCCTACGCACGGCACTGACCCTGCCAATACTTGAGGCGAGTGACTTTCCACAGAATCAGAAAAAAGAGGAGGTGTGACATGTCTAAACGATTCAGCAAGTCTTCCGTGTTATCAACAACTGATCTGTTTGCCCCGTGGGTGCCGGTCACGGCACAGACCGCGCTCAAGCAGTCGCCGTTGTACATGCCGTTCTTGAAGATTTATTCCAAGACCAGACTGCGTTGCGTAGAGGTAAGTGGCGATTCATCTGTCATAACTGTGCATATTGGTACAGCAAACAATATGCGTGTGGCGTATCTGGGTATGATTAGTTCGCAGTTCCGAGCCTGTGTGTATGACGCACCGGACTCACCGGCACGTAACTCGACGCACGTGGGTACGTCTGACAAGTGTATGTACTTGGTCAATCGTATGCTTAATTCATCAACTAGCCCCGGTGCGACGTTTGATCGGGCACTGGGTAGGGCGGTGAACTTCCACAATCATTTGGCGAGTGACATGGGCAATCTCGTATCAAACGCACTCAGAGATCAAGCCCCTGTGGACTACTCACCGGCTAGTCACATTAACGCAGAGTCTGTTGTTTGGTTGATCAAGCGTTATTTCAACGACGTAGCCGAGGCTGATATTCCGTCTGACACACGCACGGCAATCGACAAGGCATACAACTCACTACGCTCTGTGGCGGCTAACACCGCGCTCAACACTACTCGACTTGCGGAGTTCTTTGATCGGGAGAAGTGGATACTTGGCTACAAACACGACGTTGGCTACTTTGTGGGTGCCGCACACTTTAAGCAGATGTACGCCAACCACTCTAATTGGAGCCACCGATGGGCTGTAAGCAGTGATGGTCAGAACTGCACGATTACTGTGCCTATTGAGTACTACAAGACATTTCAGAGCATACCGGATGATACGCGTAGGGAATTGCTTGCCTCTGTGGCGATGACCAAGATGTATCTGGAAGGTGGTGCGGAGCGTGTGGAGTACGTCGATCCAGAACGCTTGATTCCAACTAAGACTGAAGCGTTGCTTGACGCTAATTCTTGCGTGGACAGCATCTTTGGTGGCGGCGGTAAGTGGATGTTGGTGGATAGAATATGACTCCAGAAGCAAAAGTTAAAAAGCGTGTTAAGCAAATCTTAGCGGATGTTGGCGCGTATTACGCCATGCCAATAGGAACTGGTTTCGGGAACGCCGGGGTTCCCGATTTTTTAGTTTGTTTACACGGCAAATTTTTTGGCATAGAGTGTAAGGCCAACGGTGGGAAACCTACCGCGCTTCAGTTGAAGCATCTCGACGATATCCGCAAAGCGGGTGGAGTCGCATTGTTGATCGATGAAACAAACGTAGAGACCCTACGCAAGGAGTTGGAAAAATGAAGACGAAGAAAGACAAGATCCTCGCTGCTCTGGCCGCTGGTCAGGACGCTGCGACGGTGGCCAAGAAGTTCGGCGTGTCGAAGTCGTACGTGTACGTCACGCGGTGGAAGGCCAACAAGAAGAAGCCCGCCAAGAAGAAGGCGGGGAAGAAGGAGAACCGCATCGAGTGGAAGCCGTTAGAGACGAAGTTGGAATCCATCCGTGAGAGCGGTGAGATGTTCAAGTGGGTGACGCTGCCCCCCGAGGCCGACCCCGTCAACAGCCCGCCGCACTACACGGCAGGTGGCATCGAGACCATCGACTTCATCGAAGCCAAGGACCTCAACTATCGTCTTGGCAATGTGGTGAAGTATCTCAGCCGTGCCGGGAAGAAGGTGGATGGCGACCCCATCGCTGACCTTGAGAAGGCCCGGTGGTATCTTGACCGCGAGATCAGCGTCCGGAAGTTCGCGTAATGTTCCGGGCCATCAAGTGGTGGTGGCTCACACGAAAGGCCGATGCTAAACGGGAGTGGGGGCGTGTCCCCCCTCCCAACTGGGCCTGTTCACGCAAGAGGACAGGTGGGGACTACTGGTAAGGAGGATTCACTGTGGAAAGACCGAGCGAATACACCCTCGACCGCAAGAACCGGGAGATCAAGGAACTGCGGCGCGATAACTACGACCTGCGTGATGCGATCTGTCGTAAGGACATGGAACTGCGGGAAATGAAGCACCGGCTGGAAGACGGAGATAGGACCACGATTTTCTTGGGGATGGCGTTTGCCGTGACCCTCATCGCGTTCATCATCCTTGCGATACACGCACTGACCATTTCAAGGGGGACATGACATGACCACGCAATATCAACCTGACCTGTTCGATGACGAGTGGGACAAGATGGCGCACACTCCGACAGAGTACCGCGCCGAGATCCGACAACTGCGTGAGCGGTGCTACAAGTACGCCAAAGAGTCGGAGGAACTGCGTGAGGTTGTGAAGAACCTCCGCGCTGACTTGGAAGCCTTGAGCAGTGAGGTCATGCATTTTCGGACTATGGAGGATGGACAATGATCACTGGAAAAGACCTTGAGGGCTGGCTGACTGCTGAAAACCCGCAGAAAGCGATGGCAATCGCACTTGTCCAAGAAGAACACCGCGAACGCCGCGAACGGATTGCCACGGCTGCGTTGGCGGGGATGTTGGCTAACGAAGAACGCGCAGGGACTTTTGAAGCCTACGCACAAGATGCCGTTGGGGTTGCAGACGCCCTGATTGTGGAACTCGACAAGAAAGAGGAGCACAAGGCATGACCACGATTAACGACGGCGGCCCGGCGTTTCCGTTTGGGCAAATCAGCGAAATCACAGGACAACCGATAAACGGGTACTTCGCCCCCGGTATGA